AGACGCGTTCATTGTGGAGAAAAAGGCTGCAGGCGCTCCACTGATTCAAGAACTTAGGGCGTTGGGGATCCCAGTGCAGGAGTTCAGCCCGTCAAGGGGGAACGACAAGATGGTGCGGGTCAATGCAGTTGCAGATTTATTCAGCAGTGGTAAAGTCTGGGCACCCGACACACGCTGGGCGCGGGAAGTAATTGAAGAGATGGCGGCGTTCCCAGTTGGGGAGCACGACGACTTCGTGGATACGACAACACAGGCGCTGCTACGCTTTAGGCAAGGCGGCTTTATTTCTTTGGATACGGATGAGAAAGACGACATGCAGTACTTCCGCCGTAAGACATACGAATACTACTAGGAACACACATGGCAACGAACATCGACAAAGCGCTGTACCAACAACCAATGGGCATCGACGAACTAGGCGCACAAGAGTCACCGCTAGAGATCGAGATCGTTGATCCCGAAGAAGTCACCATTGGTATGGACGGTATGGAGATTCAGATTGGCAAAGGTGAGCCAGAGGAAGAGGGCTTTGACGACAACTTGGCCGAGTACATTGACGATGGTGCGTTGCAGTCGTTAGCTGGTGATTTAGTTTCTGATATTGACAATGACAAGCAGTCCCGTAAAGAGTGGGAGAAGACTTATGTCGACGGTCTGAAACTGCTGGGCTTACAGATCGAAGAGCGCACAGAACCGTGGCAAGGCGCTTGCGGTGTGTTCCACCCCATGATTACCGAAGCCGTTGTACGTTTCCAAGCTGAAACGATTACCGAGACATTCCCTGCGCAAGGCCCTGTGCGTTCTAAGATTTTGGGCAAAGAAACGCCTGAGACAAAAGAGATCGCGGCCAACATCGAAGACGACATGAACAACGAGTTGACGGAGGTCATGACCGAGTACCGCTCTGAGCATGAGCGCATGCTCTGGTCACTGCCAGCTACGGGTTCAGCGTTCAAGAAAGTTTACTATGATCCCAATTTGGGACGTCAGGTGTCCATGTTCATCCCTGCGGAAGACATGCTTTTGCCTTATGGCTCCACAGATTTAGATACTTGCCACCGCGTTACGCACGTCATGCGCAAGACAAAGAACGAGATCGTTAAGCTCCAGCAAGCGGGTTTCTACTTAGACATCGAGTTGCCCGATGCGCCCAAGGACCGCACGGATATTCAGAAAGCCAAGGACAAAGAGACAGGCTTTAACGATCTGAACGATGACCGCTACACTATCTATGAGTGCCACGTTGACTTGAACCTTGACGGTTATGAGGACATGACTGAAGATGGGGAAGAAACGGGCATTATGTTGCCATACGTTGTAACCATTCTGAAAGGCTCAAATGACATTCTGTCCATACGCCGCAACTGGAATGAAGATGATGAACTCAGACTCAAGCGCCAGCACTTTGTACACTACCAATACATCCCCGGATTTGGAGCTTATGGTTTTGGACTCTTCCACCTCATCGGTGGTTTTGCCAAGTCAGCCACTAGCCTTATGCGTCAATTGGTTGACGCAGGAACGTTATCTAATTTACCCGGCGGACTCAAATCCAGAGGGCTTCGGATTAAAGGTGATGACACGCCGATTGCCCCCGGTGAGTGGAGAGACGTTGACGTAGCCTCTGGCAACATCAGGGACAGCATCCTGCCCCTGCCGTATAAGGAGCCAAGCGCTACGCTGTTTAACCTGATGCAGACCATCGTTGATGAAGGTCGTCGCTTTGCCGCGACTGCTGACATGAAGGTGTCTGACATGTCTGCACAGGCTCCTGTAGGTACGACGCTGGCTCTGCTGGAACGCCAGCTTAAAGTCATGACGGCTGTTCAGGCTCGTGTGCACTTCGCCCTGAAGCAAGAGTTCAAACTCTTGAAGAACATCATCCGCGACTACACCGACCCAGACTACACATACACGCCTGAGTATGGCTCACGTAAAGCCAAGAAGGCCGACTACGACTTGGTGGACATCATCCCCGTGTCAGATCCAAATGCGGCCACAATGAGCCAGCGAGTGATCCAGTACCAAGCTGTGATTCAGATGGCGCAGATGGCGCCGGATATTTACAACTTGCCAGAGTTGCACCGCGGTATGTTGAACGTGCTCGGTATCAAAAACGCCGAAAAGCTCGTGCCAATCGAAGAGGACATGAAGCCGATTGACCCCGTGCAAGAGAACCAGAATGTGCTCAAGGGCAAACCGCTCAAAGCGTTCTTGCACCAAGACCACGCCTCACACATCCAAGTGCACATGATGCTCTTGCAAGACCCAATGATCCAGCAGTACATTGGCCAGAACCCACAAGCCGCAAAGATCATGGGCGCGGTCACTGCGCACATTGCAGAGCACGTGGGTTATCAGATGCGTCAGAAGATCGAGCAGCAGCTCGGCATGCCCCTGCCTCCCGAAGACGAGAAGTTGCCACCACAAGTGGAGATTGCTTTGTCGGGCATGATGGCTCAAGCCGCGCAACAGGTACTGATGCAAGATCAAGCCAAGGCTGCACAACAGCAGGCACAGCAACAGATGCAAGACCCCGTGTTGCAGTTGCAGATGCAAGAACTCCAGCTCAAGCAGGAAGAACTCAAACTCAAGGCGCAGAAGTTGGCTATGGACGCCGCTGCTGCCGCAGACAAACAGGAACTGGAAGAACAGAAAGTTGGTGGCCGTTTGCAACTCGACGCCTTAAAAATTGGCGCACAAATTAACGAGAGCAAAAACAAGGCCCAGTTTGAACAAGAACGTGCCGGTGTCCAGATGGGCACAGACATCGCCAAGAACAAAGCTCAAATGGCTTTGCAAGCGCGAACTGCAGCGCTCTCTCATAGCAGCAAACAACGTGAGCCTAAACCATGATTCAAGAATTCGCACGCGTATTGCGCGACAAAATACGTACCGACATGAATAACTACGCCGACGACATCGCCGGTGGAGCTTGTCGCTCTTTTGAGGAATATCAAAAACTCTGCGGGATTATTTCGGGTCTAGCCCTTGCAGAGCGTTATCTCATCGACCTGCAGCAGAAAGTTGAAGAATCACATGATTGAATCCGAATCAGGATTGATCCTGCCCCCAAATATCGTCTTACCAAAGCACATCCAAACTCTGGATGAGCCGGAAAAAGACGCTGACAACGAAACAAAAGCAGGTGCACTGCCTACCCCAACAGGTTGGAAGCTACTGTGCGTTGTTCCGGAAGCTGACGAAAAGATTGCAGGCTCAAACCTGTACAAACCAACGGAGTTCATGCGCCAAGAAGAACACGCCACCACGGTGCTGTTTGTATTGCGTGTAGGCCCCGATGCGTACAAAGACACCGCCAAGTTCCCCAACGGAGCGTGGTGTAAAGAAGGCGACTTTGTGTTAGTACGTACTTACTCCGGCACAAGATTTAAGATCTTTGGCAAGGAGTTCCGTCTCATCAACGATGACCAAGTTGATGCTGTTGTGCTAGACCCTCGCGGCTTGACCCGCGCTTGAAAGGAAAAAAATGGCTGAACCATACAAGTTCCCCGACGAAGTTGAAGACAAAAAGGCCGATGAGGTCGAGTTTGAAATTGAAGGTGCGGGCGATGTAGAGATTGAAATCGAAGACGACACGCCTGAGCGCGACAGAGGCCGCAAGCCCCTAGACCGTGAAGTGCTTGACCCAACCGACGAAGAGATCGAGTCTTATTCAGACAAAGTCAAAGGACGCATTAAAGAGCTGACCCATGCCCGTCATGACGAGCGCCGTGTCAAAGAAGCCACGATGCGTGAGAAACAAGAGCTGGAGCGTCTAGCACAGCAGTTGATTGAGGAGAACAAACGCCTCAAGCAGAACGTCTACACAGGACAAGAAGCCATCATTGAGGGCGCAAAGTCTAAGGCTGAGTCAGAACTCGCCATGGCACGACGCAAACTCAAGGAAGCCCAAGAGTCCTTTGACACGGATGCCATCATTGCCGCACAAGAAGAGGTGATGGATGCAAAGATTCGTGCAGAACAAGTAAAAAATTATCGACCTGCCCCTTTACAGGAAGAAAATTTTGATGTACAAACGCAACAAACCCAGCCAACAAGGGCTGAACCGGACGAAAAAACTCTGCGCTGGCAGGCAAAAAACCAGTGGTTCGGACAGCAAGGGTTTGAAGAATACACCAGCTACGCACTAGGGCTGCATCAAAAGCTAGTCACAAACGGAGTGGACCCCCGCTCTGCTGAATACTTCGAGCAAATTGACGCTCGCATGAAGTCAACGTTTCCTGATTTGTTCGGGCAGACGACTGACAAGCCAAGGTCTGGTGAGGCTCAAAAGCGACCTACGACAGTGGTGGCCTCTGTATCTCGTTCTACGAGTGCAGGAAAAATTAAGCTGACTCAAACGCAAGTAGCGTTAGCGAAAAAATTTGGTTTAACCCCGCAGCAATATGCTGCACAAGTAGCGAAACTGGAGAACTGAAATGGCTGAAACTATTGACCGCAAAAATCGTGATCTAACGACACGCGAAAAATCTGCTCGTGCTGTATACGTACCGCCGACAAACTTGCCTGATCCAACGCCTGAACCCGGGTATGTGTATCGCTGGGTAGCGACTCACGTTATGGGCCAAGCGGAAGTGACCAACGTATCGCGCAAAATGCGTGAAGGTTGGGAGCCGGTGAAGGCAGAAGACCATCCGGAGTTGATGATGGTTGGAAATGCTCAGACTGGGAACGTGGAAATCGGTGGCCTCATGCTCTGCAAGATGTCTGCTGAAAAAGCCCGTGCTCGTGATGATTACTATGACCAACAAGCTCAAAACCAGATGGACTCAGTTGACAACAACTTCATGCGACAAAATGACCCCCGCATGCCGCTGTTTGCCGAACGCAAGTCGACAACAACGCGTGGTGGTGGGTTTGGTTCTGGTTCTAAATAAACTTAGGAGTCCTTAAATGGCATCTACCGCTTCTCCCTACGGCCTTCGCGCCGTAAATGAGCTGGGTGGTCTACCATACGCTGGTAGCACACGTCAGTTCTTGATCGACCCCGCTGGTTACAACACGAACATTTTTAACGGTTCGATTGTTGCTTTGAACACCAACGGTTACCTCAACATCGTCACTACAAACGGCGATAACAGCACACCATTCCCAGCAGGCACAATCGGCGTTTTCGTCGGCTGCTCCTTTGTGAATGCACAAGGCCAAGTCATTTACTCTCAGTACTACCCAGCCAACACAGCTTCTGTGAACGGCTCTGCTATTACTGCGTACGTGATTGATGACGACCGCGCTGTGTTCCAAGTCCAGTCCGCTGGTACTGTGTCACAAGCTGCTTTGGGTGCCAACGTGTACCTGAACGCTGTGCAGTCAACATCCACTGGTAGCACCACTACTGGTAACAGCAACACCGCTGTCGTGGCTGGCTCTTCTGCCGCTACTACATCTGGCTATGCTTTCCGTGTTGTCGGTTTTGCGAACGTTCCCGGATTCTCAACTGTGGGCGATGCCTACACTGACATCTTGGTCAAGTTCAATCCCGGTGCCCATTCTTACTCTAACGCCACCGGCATCTAAGGAGACATAGAC